TCTCTACACTGTTGGGGGTATCAACAACTGTCTCAATAGTTTCTACTGGTTCAGTTGCAACAACATTTGATTCATCGTGTTGTTTTAACAACTGTTCCTCTACCTCGGCAACAGATTTTTCTTCAAAGTCTACCGCTCTTACTTTAATTTCTCCTTCCATTTTTATTCGATTTAATTTTTACAAAGTTAATAATTATTTTATTATTCATTTTCGTAGAACATTGACTGCGAATCTTCTGTGTGCCACTTCTCATAACCTTCGCAATTAAAGTATTCATTGTTCACTAAATAGTTTGGTTTTTCTGGGAATGGTTTTGTAACAAATGAAGGTTCAGACCATTTTATTCTATTGTTTGGTTGAAGCGCTATCTGACCATTGTCAAGAAGTATAATGTGATGTGATTTATGCTCAAGCCCATCCTCAGCTAATGAAAGGTCGGTATTTAAATCGTTAGCACCCCAGTTTATTGTAGCATAATAACTTCCTTGATACCAATTTCTATCTTTCATATATACTTCAACTTTTGTGTCATAAACATAAGAAAGATGTAATAAAGTAAAATTATATGAAAAACAATTCCATATTTGAAGATAATGAAATGGTAAATCTGGGCTTGGTGTTTTAGGTTCTGTTAATAAAGCATGAGATGGCAACTTATCTCTCATTACACCATTATCTAAAAGAACTTGAAATAAAGCTGCCTGACCTGGCATACACCTAACCGACATTATTACTCCAGGAGTGAACTCACCATGCCCCTCTTTAAATTGATACATATACTCATTCCTTACAAATACTTTGAGAGGGAAAAAGTTGTGCTCTATATATGCCATTCTATTTGTTTCGGTGCTTAACCCTCTTGGTTATTGGTATATGTATACCTAAAGATATTTCAGTTTCTGGCCTGTATCCAGTTCCAGCGCTTTGATTCACATCAAATGTCATTGGACCCTTCTCAATATGAACACCATAGTTAGCATCAAATCTATTTTTGTCAGCGCTTCCAGAAAGATAAGGATTTATCTTTATTTTTTCTTTTGTTGTAGTAACTGTTGTTCTGTTTTTCATGTTCTTATTATTTAGGCCCAAAAGATTCTAAGTCAAATCCATCTAAAGAGTCTTCTGTGCTTTCAAAATTAATAGGAGGAAGATTGTTCTTTCTCTGATTAATTAATTCAGACTGTCTTGAAGCCTGTAAGTCAACTCTTTTGTCTTTTGCCTTCTCTTTTTCTTGTTCTCTTGTTTTTAGTTGCTCTGCATCTAATCCTTTTAACTGCATGTTGTACTGAAACTCAAGGGCCATCAACTCTCTTTTCATTTCTGCTTCGGCTTGCATTTTCATTATCTCATAATTCGCCTCTGCTTCTTTAAGTTGAATTTTACTTTGGGCCTCCATCTGTAACAATTGAGCCTTAGACTCTGCTGCCGCTTGTTGAGATTGAATATTTGTTTGAGATTGCATTTGGAACTCCATTTGTTTTTGTTGCTGTTGCATCTCCATTCTCTTTTTTCGCTTCAACTTCAAAAGCTCATTGGCCATTTTAATGTTCTTGATATTTCTAATATCAATAGCATCTTCTAAGTCAATAGTCTGCTGTTGTAGCGCAACCTGAATATTAGCCTCAAGCATTTGCCTTTGTTCCTCATCTGGAGAAAGGTCTATGAATATTCCAAAATCAAAAAGATATAAATCTTTAATCTCACCAAGTATAGCCAAATTATACTTACCTATCTGCATGGCAAACTGCTCAGAGAAATCTGAATACTCCATAATGTCGGCAACTCGTATCGAGATACATTCCGCCATTCTTTTTGTCATGTTTAAGTTTGCCTCTAGAATATGTCTAGTTGCGGTATTAGAGTTTAATGCCGCTAATTTCTGTATTCCAACTAAAGCGTCTGGGTGAGGCATTGTACCATCTCTAGCCTCATTGATTCCCGTAACGTCTCTAATCATACTTAAGTAGTGATTATAGTTGTTAATTAAAGAAGACATTTTACCCTGACCACTATTCGTGTTTAGCTCTTGTATAGGTATTCTGGCATTGTTAAACTCACCATCTTGAGTATAGCTACGTCCTATGACACTACCTGTTTGAAAATATAACTTAAGAGCGTCCTCTGGATTATATGCAGCTCCAGTTCCAAGGTCAACCTCATTAATACCATCAGCATCAATAAATACTCCATCTGGAACTACCCTAGCAGTAACTTGCTGAAGCTTTAAGTGAGTTAACTGAATTTGATCTGCAAATGGAATCATTCTTCTTACAAGAGATTCCATCATTCCCTTGTACATACGAGGAGCAAATGCAATATAGTTAGGGTAGGCCTTTTGACTTGCCGACTTTGGTCTAACCATGTTCTTCATCATCTCCCACTTAAGCATGATGTTTGTTCCAGCTACAAGAACACCTTCGTACCACACATCCCTAACCGCCTCAACCTTTTCAAACTGCATTCCGTCTTCCATAGGTGGATTAAACTCTTCGCCCTTTCTGATTACTCTTTCGCCACCATTCTCTAATATCTTCTTCTTCCAAACAAATTTCTTAGATGCCTTGTAGTTAAAGTAAATAAGAGTGACTATTTCATTTAAAAAATAATCATCTTGATAGTTTCTAATGATAGGGAAATATGTATACCAAGCAGAGCTAGTGCTTCTAATTTCATTTAATTGCTCTTCAGTAAGACTTGGGTCTATCTTTAACAGTTCAGTATAGTGCATCTGCTTAACTTCTCCAAAATAGTAACAATCAGAAAAGTCATTTTTTTCTGTATAACTATGAATCCAGTTAGCTGGGTCCACATACTCAACCTTTAGTCCATCGTTAATTAGAAATGAGTGCTTGATGACAGAGACACCTAAAGTTACAAGGTCATAGTCTATTAGTTTTCTTAGCTCCTTGTAGTCGTTCATCTCAAGAACAGTATTAATAGCAACCTCGCTTGCAATCTCTACGCTAGGTTTATATTTTAGCTGCATATATAGCTCTAGCTCTTGATCGCTCTCTGGCAACTCGTTGGGGTCTACATTAAAAGCGTTTACACCAAACTGTTCTTGTGTCATGGTCAAGAAATCTTTTGCCACCATGTCGGCCTCAATCATTTCCTGAAAAACATTCTTTTTTTCGGCAGACATAACGTCTTGAGCTTCTGTCCTAATTTCAAATAATCTGTCAGACATTCCGTTTACAACGACATCAACAAATTTTGGAATAATTGGAACTGGGGTCCAGTCTAAGTTCATCATAGACATGTCCCCGTTAATAGCTAGCTCATCCTTGTACTTCTGTACTGGCTGCTGACCACGAGCATATAACCTCAACCTGTGGTACTCTCCCCACTGGTCGTAGAATCTACAAGTATTGTTTTTACGCTTAAACCATTCCCCCTCAATAGCCTTTCCTACCTTTAAACCGTATTCAAATGTTTGCTTCTCTTCATCCGTTACCATTTGACTGGGAAACGGATTTTGATATATTACAACAGATGGTTTTTCCATTCTATTCTATAATTTTGCTGTGACTGCCATGATTATTATATCTTACAAATTTAATACTAATTTTTGATTCTTTTCTTTCTGGCGTAAACATGTGTTTTCTGTTTGCCATTATAGCTAATCCAGAGCTAATTGAAGCATCATATTTAGTTCTATTTGTGGGGTCAAACCTAGCCCAATCCTCTAAAGTTCTATTAAAATACATTGATCCTATAACGTCGTTGTCTCTGTATGTTCCTTCAGAATCAAAACCTACGTACTCTTCTATATACGACTCGATACAAGAAGCATGAGCCTGCCTTATGTCCTCGCTAGAGTTAGGTATTCCACCAATTTCAATCTCGGTTTTAGATAGCTTAGATATATTTTTGTCTGGCCTATTCATTGAAAAATTTCTATAACCTCTATTTTTAAAGTGATACAACAGCCTAGCCTTATTGTTCTCTGCTAGTATAGGCATCCCATAAAAATGACAAGCCATCAAAACATCTTCAAAAAATATCTCAGCAGTTTGAGGCCTAGCTACATACTCTAAAAAAAACTCATTTGTTGGACCTTCTGACATGTGAAACGTAGTCATACCATGCAAAGCACCATTAGAACCACCTCCTCCAACAACACCAGATATATCATAGGGGTCACAACCAAACGCCCCCATATGTTCATTACCAGGGTATTTTTTTCCATTTCTTGTTATTACGTTATTTCTCAAGTTTTGTTTAGGTATCCAAGATACTAAAAATCTACCATTCTTGTCTGGAGTCCAAATAACCTCGGTATCCTTTTCACCATTCTTCCAGTGAAAATAACCTCTAGTCAAGAACTTTTCTTTGATTAAAGAGTCATTATAGTCAATCTGCTGATATATCTTTGTTAGGTTAAATATTGATTGCTTTGACTCATCTCTAAATGCGTGAGACTCTGTCCTAGGGAACTGTCTGTAGAACTCATTGAGTGCGTCAGAGTCAGACTTTAAAGCGTTTACCTCGTTGTTCCACCAAGTTATAACTCCAGTTTTTATTATCTCTCCATCTATGCCTTTTACTGGTTTATCTGGATTCTCGAAAACTGGCCATCCGTACTCGTCTATATATCCCTCAACGTTCCACTCCATAGGTATAAACAAAGAATAC